GCGGGATGCAAGATATCTTGGGTCATCTTTATCCATAGCGTTTTCTTCATCACGAGTTAAGCGACCACACTTATTGCCACCAACTGTGTCGGGAAACATACCGGAGAAGGTTGGATTCTGGACAGACTTGGAAGCAAACGTTCCTGTCTCTTGATCCCACAAGCTGTATTCAAACATCCGTAAGATAAAACGAATTGTTACCGTTTCCGCGTAGATAAATCTACCGTCGAGATACATCTTCCACGAGCCACGAGGTAAGGTTTGACCATCCTCTGTCTCTGTATCATAATTAATATTCAAACGAGGCAAGCCAACTTGACGGTTTGTGTTACCGCCCTGTCCACTTGCTTCCATAAATGCTTCCATATCATCATTGTTAAATGCTGCTACGATTGCATCCATGCTATCTACATTTGCGATTTCTGTTCCTTGTTCCATACTTTTAATGCTCCTTTGCATTAGGGTTACAAAATGTATTCTACAGGCTTACTTCTTCCAAGTCAAGCCAATTCTTACCTATTTTTAATTCAATTCCAACGGGCATGTCATACTCCACACCATACCTGTTCAAAGTCTCTTCAGGTAATGATTGCATAGCGTAAGACAACAGGTTGATACAGCCCTCTTTTTCATCAGGGTGTACGTCCAACACAATAGAATCGTGCACTGTGTTGCATATTACAGACTTCATTTCTCTTGTCTTCATCATCCTGTTCAAACGAACGAGAGCAGCAGGTAATAGGTCTGCAGTGGCAAATCCCTGCACAGGGTAGTTACAGATAGCAGTACGGTTCGTTGCCGTTCCCCACTCTGTCCACCTCACACCGGGGAACGCATACTGTCTACCACTAGGCAGGGTAATCATCTTCTCTCTAACAGCCTCTTTCTGCAGTTCTTTATGCCATTCAGTAACGCCCTCATACTTATCCTTAAACGCTCTGTAATATCTTTGCTGCGATTCAGTTCCCGTGACACCACCATATAGGGGCTTGAAAGTATGGGCTTTTGCTTCTTGGCGTGAGCATCCGATAACACTTGCAGTATAGCTATGAACATCTGTACCATCCTCTACATCTTTATATGCCTGACTGTCTTTTGCAAGAAATCCAGCCACCCTAAACTCTAATTGCGAGTAATCCCCCTCAAGTATAAGCCCATCCTTGAAACGGCTCTCGACCACCTTCCGTATAGCGAAGGTATTTCCACGTGGCATATTTTGAAAGTTAGGATTGCGAGACGAAAGGCGACCCGTCGCCGTAATACACTGCATGAACTCTGGGTGGATGAAACTATCCTCGTCAACATTGTTTTTCATTCCCTCTACAAAGGTGTTCAAGTAAGTACGCAACGCACTGTATCTTGTGTATGCGGTTACAAACTCTCGTGCGTCACCAGACAAATCAGTCAACCTGTTTTCCAACGTGGATCTGTCTGTCTTGAATCCAGCCGATGCTGTATCCATTGGATCACGAGGTACAAGTTTGAACCCAGCAACCTCGCGGGTTGGCATATAGATCACCCCGGCACCCCCGCAGGGTTTACACACACGAAGTATCTTACTTGGTTTACCATTTTTATTGACAGGTCTGACCTTGCCAAAGCCAACACACCCGGCACACTGTGATCCACGTGTTTTATACACAACCTCTGTCATGTTCTTGACAGCAGACTTGAACTCCCCACGCTTCATACGAGTACGCATCTTAGGCTTCATTGTGTTGCCCCGCATCTCATGCCCCAAATTAAACACACGTGACCATGTCTTTTTATCCTTTACACGTCGTGAATAGAGCAACGTGCTCCTGTCATCAGGGCTAGACAAGTTTATGGGGGTATCCCCCACAGCATCACGTGCAAGCCGCTCTAGGTGAACCTCAAGCTCATCCATCTCCTGCTGATACTCTTGTCGTATCTGTTCTAGTGTGTCTAAGTTAATCTTTAAACCGTTCTGCTCCATACGAGCAAGAACGTCAGTCATCTCAAGCGACAACCTCAACGTTGGTAGTAAAATCCGATGCATTATATAGTTCCTCAAAGGTAGTGCCAAAGGCATCAAGCTGTTTAAGTGCAATCTCTTCAGTAGCAAGTACGTCAGCTATACCGTACTCTTCTACTATCTCCCACGGTATATCGTAGAAGGTCTTACCATCCTTGAGATACGGCGCGACAAGGTCTTTTTCCTTTTTGGTAACGTCATACTTTTCTGCAAGAGCAGCAAGTCCAAGAGGCCAACGTTGGGATTTGGAAAGAATGTATTCAGCCACCATCGTATCGTAGATCTCACCATCATAAACAAAACCACACTCCCGTATCCACGATAGATCAAACTTGATGTTTTGTCCCACAACAATGTCAGCACAGTCAAGTTCCTTTTGGAAAGTCTTGAAGGCGTTGACGTGAGGCTCTCTGTCTGCATGGTAGTAGCATTGATAGTGAACACTACACCCTAGCCACTTGTATCCAATAGAGACAAGACGATTACCAAAGTATGGTAAGGCAGTGGTGCTGCCATTTTCTTTCTCCACGTGGGTTGTTTCCACATCAAACGTTAGTATGTTCATCTTCGTCCCTCTGATTCTTGCTGTGTATAGCATGACAGTTAGCACAAAGCACCCTGCATTTGCGAACTTCTGCTATCAACTTCTTTAGATTACCCTTTTTCATGTTTGATATATCCATAATTTTATCTGCTTTATTAAGGTGATCAAACTCTAAAGCAACAGGATGCTCTTTGTATCCACAAATTTCACACCCCTTACTCATCTTATACAGGTCAAGCCACCTGCCACGAATATCCCTAAGTTTCTTGTTTCTGTTACGTCTTTTGACCACAGATACACAAAAAGAGGATGGTTTACGCCAGTCTTCCTTACCTTTATGATAGCCCCAGAACATGCGACCATCAGATTGTCTCAAGTCCCCACGCTTTGGCATCAGTAATAGATCCCCCGATCAATGTCTATCTGTCCGTGCACCATACCATGATATCCATTAAGTTTGTTTTTGGATATGCAGATGTGACGCGCAGTGTTTTCTATTTCACTCGACCCTGTCTTACCAATGCCTATGATTATGTCAGCCTCACCTGCTTTACCTGTGCGTGAATTATCCATCATCGAGTAATCAATCCACTGTCTGTCATGTGCTTCATAGTTTGCCTGACTCACAGCCCATACTAACACCTTGTTTCTTTTAGCTATTTCTCGTGCGTACACGTAGGTTTCTTTAAGCCGCTCATCACCACGATTGAACTCACCAGCAATACGAAATTTGTCAAGCTGATCACAGAACATAATGTCAGGTTTGTTAAGCTTGGCGTAATCGTCAACCTCTTCTACAGAAGTGCCAACAGAATCCATGATTGTAAGCAGAGGTGCTATCTCATCTGCATACTTTGCACACAGGGCAACACGATCATCTTCCATCTCTTTACGTGTCAAGCCAAAGTATGATTGTATCAAGCGAAGTTTAATCTTTGGTGCAGGTTCTTCATTTGCCCAGTATACAACCTTGAAGCCCTGCTTGATGTAAGATGCAGCAAGAAAACAACAGAAAGTTGTCTTGCCCGACTCTGGTCTTGCAAATAGTATACCCAAGTTACCTCTGTCCAGACCTGACACGTTTTCCGAAATCAGGTCATAAGCGAAAGGGAAGTCGGGTTCACCAGCCTCATTGTCCAACAGGGACTCAAGATCATCCTCTACCTTTGTGTAGGTAGTTTTGTCACTGATACGACCATCTTCTACAGTTTCTATCAGGCGGCGTAACTCCCCAAACTCGTCACTGTCACCTGTAAAAATGTCAATGGCTTTCTCACCTATCTGCCGCGCACGATCACGTAACCAGAAGTTGTGTACAAGATCCAAATGTAGTTCAAAGTTGTCAGCGTTACCAACGTCTAAGGATTGGATAGTCTCCTGCACCTTTCTTCGGGTAGCTTCTGGCATGGCAGGGTTACGATCATTGAACAAACTAATCAGTTCGTTTATCGTCAAGTCCTTTTCATACTTTGTGTGGGAGTATGTCAGCGTGTCAAATATGTCACGCATCTCTTTTTCAAACATGGTTCTGTCTATTATATTCTTCACGCGACCAAAGAAGTCGGCGTTGAGACAGAAACCTAGTATCTGTTTATCGATTGATATGGGACTGTATGAAGTCATCTCGTTCCTCGTTCGTCAGGTTTTTTAAATCACGGTCAAGCACCATCAATTTTGTAGGTACTTTTCTACAGAGTATCTTCACCATGTCAAGTGCTTTGTCAGTGGCATCTTTGTCAAGAGCCACAAAAATCTTCTGGTAATTAGACAGGTAAGGCAGGTGTGTGTCTAGTAAGTTTGTACCTAATAACGCTACACCTGTAGTGATGTTACTAATTGCACAAGCACTTGCTGCATCTTCTACAACTATAGCTTTGTCAGTTTGCCCACACTTAAATGGATATCCTGAATTAGAATACCTATACCACTTCGCTCCTTTTCCATCCAATGATCTACCTACCGCATCAACTACCTTGCCCTCATGTTTGACTAAATAAACAACACGATTCGACTTGAAATCGTACCGTATATCTGCACGACCCGACAAATACGCATCGTATGCATGTACAGATCTTACATAAAGTTCGGCATCCAAGTTACGGGAAATACTAACAAATGTGTTTGGCAACTCGTAAGTGTTACTAGTACGGGGAACAGGCACATCTGCCTGTGACCGTTTGAATGCCAAGTTTGCATGGTCACGGGACAATGTCAGTCCTGTTTTACCCGACACATTGCAGTCTGCATGAAAGCAGAACCACAGTCTTTGCATACCTTCATCTGTCACGCTGAATGTATTGGATCTACCACAAACAGGACAATCAGATCGATAGCGTCCCATTGGCTGGATGTCCAGCGATTCAACATAACCTTTTAGCCAGTTCGGTGATTTCATGTCAGCCGTTGTAATCTGTATGGCAAACCTTGTCAACAGCATTTTTATTGTTGACAGGACTTGACAGGCTGTGTTACCTAATATGTAACCTACCCTATGGGGATAACCTATTATGAAAATTATTAATAAAATTAACCCTGTAGCTAAACTATTAGGGGACAAGAAGTATAGTAAACAGGTTATCCCAAACAAGAAGAAAAAGAAATTGGATAAACTATCTGAAAAGGAAGTGCGGGATGCCAAGACCACCAAAGATTCTTGAACCCACAAAAACGTATAATCTATTGTTGAAAGAATCACAATACGACAAGTTAGCTATTGCTGCTGATCAGATGCAGAAATCTGCACGTGAACAGGTAGCAGTTGCTGACCTAATACGTGAAGCTATCGACATCTACATTGAAGCGTGGGAGAACGATGATGTCACTGAAGACAAAGAAGCTTGAAATAGAAGTACTAGAACGTGGTGATGGTATGTGGATGCTTTGTGTCCCTGCTTCATCTGTTCGTATTGGTGAGACAGACCGTGAACTGGTGAAGAAGAAAGATTGTGTAGACTATTTGCGGCACGTTGCTTTATTTGTCGGAAAAAGTCGATGGGATTGCAAAATGTGGCTTGACAGAAACAAACAGGCGGTGCTAAAACTGGGGATACCTTACGAGGTGTCGTAGGGTTGTTTCGTTCGTTGGTTGGGGAACGGGGTTGGATTAATTTCCAGCCCCGTTTCTTTTTTTGTTGACAGGGTGTTTGGTTATCGATATTGGTTATGTATCGTTAATCAATGAAGGGAACGAAAGATGAAGTTTGATTCAGATAAATCTTACAGCGTACTCGTATGGGATATGCCTGTCGCTGTAGTTGACAACGAACTGGATGACTACATTCGTAATGAAGATGGCACAGTAAAGCTGTTCAACATATTCAACTATGATTATTCATATATCTGTGACGGTGTGGATGTAGATGAACTACAGGAACGTGAAAAGGGAGATGACTACAGTGACAAGTAAGGAAATCAATTTTATCAAAGGGATGCAGTTATCCCAAGCAGTTGAGTGGAGTGGGCAGGACATCTTTGAGATAGCGTATGCCGCCTTTGAGGATGCCAACTACCACAGTTTTAATGAGGTATTTATTGCCGCATGGAATGAGTTTCAAAAGGAGTCACAAGATGGCTAAAAAACTAGAGAACATGACGATTGATGAACGCATAGCCTATTGGGAAAACCAACGGGCAAAGGAGACTGCTGATAGATGGCGCAGAATGAATCATTTAACCCATGACCAACGTGCTACTGTCTTGGACACACAAAGATTGTTGCAAGAGATGCTGGACACTGCATTAGATGTGGACATGGGTGGCATCAAGGCAGTTACTGTGTATGACTTGCAGAAGTTGCAGGAAATGGCAGACAAATTACACTATCATTTCAACATGGGTAATGATGAAAATAACTAGACCCAAAGAAGCCACGTGGGACAACGCTAAGCTGTACCGCGTGGATTTCTTCGACATGAGATTACCAGTATCCGGCACACGGCTCGTGTGGGCTGTTGTCGGTTACAAGTGGGTTCGCATTTGCACACCAGTACAAAACAAGAAGTTTCGTATGCGGCGTGGCGAATGGGACAAAATGTCAACACAGTTAATAAAGGAAACCGACGATGAACGTACCGACATTCAAAGAACTGAAGCGGGACTTACAAATCCTAGAGATTGAACCAGAATATGATCGGATGGGGCGAATCAAGTTAACAGGTAATCGCCCAGTTAATGACAAGATTGCTGAGTTAATGATAAAGGAAAAAAAGAATGGGTAAGATGAAAGCACTGGCAATGGACAACGAAGACGAATGGTTTGACATTGCTTCTTTAACGATTGGTGGTTGTGAATTTGTCGGTGAGTTTACACAACAAATGGAACCACACAGAAACTTGATGGCACACTACAACGATCAAGAGTTGCACGAGATATCCCACGAGGCATGGGGTGAGTTTTGGAGTAGTAGAACATGAGACAAACTATTCACACTGGCTGGCATCTTATCATGGATAGTCGATACAATCCGTTGCGACACATACCTGACATGAACACACGACACTTTGTCATGCAGGTTCTGGCGTGGATGTGGTGCATTATCTTCTCTATGTATCTTGGTTCAATTATTGCTTTCGGTATTAGTGCAGTTATTCACGCAATACTGATTGCAGGTATTGTCATCACTGTGGCAACGTTTGAAACGGCAAAGCATAAACCCGAATATTTTGGGGGGCTTGGACGGGGAAACGGTGGGGAGCATGAATAAATCTTGGCAAAAGGTTAGACACTACTATCTCACGCATGATGGTATTGAGATGCTATTGTTTGTCTGTATCTTTGGATTCTTTGGCTGGATGGCCTACCATGCAGTAGTTGGAATTGTAGAGAGGGTGGTGGGATGAGTGATTTTGTCAGCCATAATTTTGTCAGCCATAATTTTGTCAGCCATAATTTTGTCAGCCATAATACTAAAACGACGTTGTCCCTCGATTATCCATGTGATGATTGTGGGGAGCCGTCGATGGTTTATGTGGGCAATTTGCTTTATTGTCCTAAATGTTATCTAAAAAAACAGGGTGCCAAAATAAAACCGCTTGACCATCGCGGGTTTTATCCGTAACGTTTGCAAACCAACAAACGAAAAGGAACCGACAACATGAAAAAACGTATCCACATCAATCAGCACGTCATTCGTGCAAATAAAAAGAACGGCGAAGCAAACCCGCCGATCACTGTTAAAACCAGTAAAAGCAATCATTATACCTATGCAGCAGAAATTGACGGGTTGTCGCGGGTTGTCTATTCACCGGACAAACCTTTATCATGTGGTGCTAAAGTGTGGATAGAAACCGACGCGCCAGTCTGGATTCATACGGGTGAGGTGATATGATGAAAAAAGCAGATACAAACAAACCCGCCGCGACTATGTACCCAAAGAGTCGCCGCACGGTTGCCGAATCTAATTCGGTTTTGAAGCAATCCAAAAACAAAAAACTAAGCAAAGATAAATTGCCTGTAATTAAAAAGGGCAAGTTTAAAGGCTATGTCATTTATACTTTGACATTAGAGGAACGCGCAACCTGTCCCCGCTATTGCTATCACTGGGACGATTGCTACGGTAATAACATGATGTTCGGGCATCGCATACAGCACGGGGCAGAACTTGAAGCTGCATTGCAAAAAGAAGTTGCGGAATTGTGCGGACTGTATCGTGGGGTGATTATTCGATTGCATGTGCTGGGTGATTTCTATTCGGAAAAATACGTCATGCTGTGGGGTCATCTGTTGGCTAAATTTAAGAACTTGGCTATTTGGGGATTCACTGGGCATAGTACGCTTTCAGATATTGGCAAAGCTATATTCTGGGTAAATAAGAGATTTGGGGAACGGTTCGCGGTTCGGTTCAGCAATGCGCCCGAATACCAGTTTAGCGCAAATAGTGCCGACCTATTCAAACCAATCAAAAATCAATCGGTAATCTGTCCTGAACAAACCGGACAAACCGAATCGTGTGCGACGTGCACAATTTGCTGGGCTGCAAAAGATATGCAGGTTTTATTTCAAACGCACTAATTTTGTCAGCGGCTAACTTTGTCAGCGGCTAACTTTTTTGGGGTGTCTTGCCTCTTCGGTTTGTTGGTTTTACTGGGGGCGGGGGCATCATCGGGTCAGTTGAGTTGGGGGCTGATCCATCGGGGCGGGGCGGGGATCAAAATAAAATAATTTTTTTGGTTCCCGTCGCGTCAATTCTGTATATACTTGTGTTATTGTTAATCAAACAACGAAAGGAACGAAACGAATGTTTGATTTAATCGAGCCTGAATATAAGCGCGAAGGCGGCGCAACCTACTATCACCACAACGACGTATCAGACACCCAGCTATTTCAAGATATGGGTTCAGTGCGGCGGGTGCCAATCGAAGCAATCACAACCACAAGATTGTTAGATAATTTATGCGAATCAACACCAATGCCCAACTATTCAGCTTTGCAAAATACCGCAACGGGTGAATTACTGGACACGCGGCCAATTGGCAAAACTTACAATCTGGTTCCGCATGATGAACTATTCGCCAACCATGCGGATATATTGGCGGGTTCAGATTTACCCGTTAGCAATGTAAAGGTGTTAGACCGCATTTATGATGATGGACTCCGTGCCCATCGCACTGTGCATTTTCTGGACTTGCAACATGCAGTCGGTGAAAAACAGGACAATGTTGTCTGCCGGATGGATATATTCAACAGCATAGATATGTCGTGGGCTTTCCAAATATTCAGCGGGGCATATCGTGACTTGTGCCGCAATACCCTAGTTTTTGGCGGTGAAAAGGCTTATCACCAGAAATCAAAACATACCAAAAACCTTGAGCCAACCGCATTGATTAGCAAGGCGGCAATGGGTTTGAACATGTGGGAAAACCAGCTTGATTTGATGAATACATGGCGGGGTGCCAAATTATCGGATGAACAATTCGGAGAAATCTTGGCGCAAACTGTTTGCTTCAAAGGCGGGGCAGCAGCCGAACAAGGCAAGGTAAAACCAGTAAACGAACGGCTGTTTAACTACCTAATGCATCAATTCAATGCTGAAAAGCAAGAATTGGGGCAAACCATGTGGGCGGCTTATAATGCACTAACGCATTGGTCAACGCATACCAATGTCACATGGGAAGACGAAAAAGGAACCACGCGGCAGACTGGCAGGGATACAGCCAACCAGCACATGGTGCAACGAACTCGCAATGATAAGGTGCGGGATGTCATAACCAGCCCGTCATGGCAATATCTTGAGGGGTTGGCGGCATAACATGGCAGAGTTTATTGCATCCGCTTACAAGCTTGTTTGGATCATCGTGCTTGTAACTATTCTTCTAATGATCTTATAACGCTCATAGAGCAGGAAAGAAAAACCAATGACCGGAATCATCAACAACGACCACATCCGTGAACTTTGCAACAATCTTGTGCTGGCGGTAGAGCAAGACGTAAAACAGCGTTTGATCACCCGCTGGCAAGCAGAACAGCAATTTCAGACTGGGATGCACGGGGAACCATTGGAACCAGTCGCACGGCGGCGCGGCGAACGGGGAAAAGATCGTAAACCGTGGCGGCAGGGTTCAAAGATTCATAAACTGTTTCGTGCACTGGCAACCCGTAAACATGGTTTGAACATCAAGAGCCTTGCCCGTGAATCTGGCATGACTGAAAAGAGTGTTCATCAGGCCATTAAAACATTGCGGGGGCAGGGTTACAAAATCCAATGTGATCGGGTTGGATATAGTAGGCCAAAATATAAGCTTGCCAGCTAATCCGAAATGAACTAATAATGAACGGGCAGGGCGATCTTGCCCGTTTTTCTAGAGAAGGAACCAACGAGATGAAATCTACAATTGCAATTGATCATGGTAATTTTGAAAGCGACTCTAAGCGAATGATTGTTTTAACTACGATTGAGGCGGCATTGATCTTGCAGTCTATTGAAGCACTCGAAACACAGGCATCGGCGGCTAAATCGTTGCTTCGAACATTCGGCTTTGATCATTATACCCACGCAACAGATAATCCCCGCACCATTGCAAGGTTGAACCTGACAGTTAAAGAGGCCAGCGATGACAATAGCTAATGTGATCATGCTTGTGTTGCTGGCATGGGTTCTTATTGCTTGCGGGTGCCTATTTACGGCACTGTGGGATCTTGCAAAGCGCGATCTAGAATAACCTTTCCTCCAGAGGGGCAGCTTTTCTCCCTTGTGCTGCCCCCAACTTGACCCCGCTTGGCTAGTCTGGCGGGGTTCTTTTTTGCCAGTGTTCTAGATTCATGTGCTGTGGTTTGTTATTGCGGGATAAAAGGTGGGTTTGATCTGTGCGAATGTGTGCGCAAATCTGCCAGTAAAACACAACACTTTTTATTTTCGATATGCATAATTTGTCAGCGGGACATTGTGCACGGGCGCGGGTGCGCATATATCCGGCGGGTTATTGCGAGGGGGTTCATCCTGTCCGCTTGTTTTGGCGGTGTCCTTGGGCATCAATGATGGGAAATCCCGATACGGGGTCAGTAGGGCCACCCGGGGGGTACCCGTACCTGTATGCAATGGCGACAGCAATTTTATATTATTGGAGTTACCCATACAGGTATAAAACAACGTTGTAGGGGGATACTCCCAAGAGAATTAGATAAAAAAATACCCCGCAGGGTACTCCCTACGGGGTGGCGGGGGGATATGTAGTGTATCTCCCGGCAGGACTTAGTCCCATTGTACAGTCCAAATACGGATTTGTCAAGAAAAAAACACCCGATTGCACTTTTTTGTTGACTTACATGATCCTAAACGCTATACTTGTGTTGTGGGGCAAGGTTTACCTAGCACATCCCGACAAAAACCAACACAATATGCTTGACATCAGGGGTTTGAGGCTACAAACTAACCTTCCCACAACAAAATAAGGACAAAATAAACATGTTTGAGTCTTGGATACTTGTTTGTTTAGCCGTTGGACCCGATCTATGTCGTGAAATAAAAGACACAGAAGGCCCATATCGCACAGAAAAAGAATGCATGCTCCGAAATGACGAAATGGCAACGTTCGTTTACGAACGACAGGTCTTTGAAGTCAATATAAAAAGCCGATGCAAGGTTGTTTTAGAAAAAAACGATGAATCTACTCCCCCAAACACACAAAAAGAAGGAATTGAGTCCTCAACAGGAACAATTCTTGGAACTTCTATTTGAAAACGGTGGTCAGGTAACTGCTGCTGCCGTAGATGCAGGGTATTCACGTGGATCAGCCGCTTGGTTGAAGTCCACCCTTGCTGATGAGATAGTTGAACGAACCAAAACCATCCTAGCTACCAACGCAATGAAGGCAGCTAATCGTGTTATTTCAACTATAGACAACCCCGCCCCCGAAAGAGGTGATGATCTTCGCCTCAAAGCCGCTGAATCGCTCCTCAACCGCGTAGGGGTGGCAAAGCAGGAACAAATCAACCACAACGTACAGGCAATACACGGTGTAGTCCTGTTGCCGCCTAAGAAAGAGGTCGTGATCGATGGCTCTTAATAGTAAGGAAAAAGAAGCAGTAGCTTACGCCGCAACCTTAGTTGGTGGAGCGGCAGCGATACTTGGCAGTGAAGCTGCTAGTGAAAGACGAAAGAACAAGCGTCACAGAAAACTACAAGAAAAGAGTCGTGAACGTGTTCAAGCCCGCAGAGAAAAAACTTCTCAAGGAAGAAACCAAGCTAGAAAAGCTGCTGCAGAAACACGCCTGACACAATTACAAAGAATCAGACCATCTGATCTTAGTAAAGAAAACCGTAAAGTACGAACTGCCTACATACAAGAACAAAAGAACATACTAAAAGACTTGAAGCCGAAGACAGCCACAAGCATAGCAAAAAGTATCGGCTTGAAGGCTATACCCGGATTAACTGCGTTCCTAACTGCATTTAGCAGCAGCCCTGCATATCAGCAAGGTGGAAGGGTTCATCGTGGCAGAAAAGCAGACGGCTCAAAAGCCTAAACGAACCTACCAACTGTCCACCGAAAAAAGAAGTAATAATTGATGGCTAAACGTCCTGAATGGCTAACACGGGCTATGGACCCTTCTACACCAACAACCTACGCAAATTCT